TAAAATTCTTCCAAAGCCAGTAGCAGTTTCATAGTAAGGAAATTCACTGGCGCCATGTGCATTAGCCTCATCAGTTATGCTGTTAACTCCAGACAAATTATTAGTATGAGACACAAATGAAGATAATTCAATGAGAAAATTATTTGCAGTATTTGCTAAAGTTATAGCTTGAGCTGAATTGGTCCATGTGTTAGCAGGATCGTTGTTTGCTGCTGCAAAGATTAAAGATGTATTGACATTCAATGAAGAACATGAATTTGCAACTGGATTTTTATAGTAACCTCCAATATTACTATTTCCAATATCATCTATTTGCCAATCTTTCATCATTCTTGGCATAGAATTCAATTGTGCTTTTGCGTCAGCCGATATTTCTAATATGGCCGTATTTGAGGGGGTGAAGTTAAATCCTAATCTTCCATAAATGCTTGTCATAATATAGTTTCCTTATGCTGATATTTCTGGTGGTGTTCTAGGTCCTGTTATTCCTTTTGGGGCAGGATGCACATGCATGTTGTCTAAAAGAAAATTAATCACATCAAATTCCCAAATGTATCCTCCAATAATAGATGATGCCCAAAGCGAAGAAATGTATGGTGCAAATAATTTAACGCCAAAAGTTCCAGAACCAACTGCATAAATTGAACCAGGAACAGCAATAGGAATTCCAAGTGACAATCCACCAAGTAAAGAAACAAAGCCAGCAGAACCAGCAGTCACTCCACCTAATGTACCAGTTGCCAATCTTGACTCTGCGGTAATAACATCAGCGTGTATTGAACCTTTGACAACTAAATCAGATCCAAGAACTAAACTATCAGCTGCATTTAAAAATAATTGTCCCACAAACTTTTCATTTGCACTAATTCTTACATCGTCATCACCAGAGATATCAATGTCACCTTTTGCTCGCACATTATATCTACCACCAACTTGTAAATTATAATCTTTTTTAACTTGCAAATTGTAGTCACCCAAAACATTCATATTACAATCACCATTGATGGTGACATTAAGATTACCTTTAATTAAAACATTTTTATTTTTAATAACAATTTCATAGTCATCACCAAAAACTTTGTGAACATGGTCACCATTTGGATGCATTTCAAAGAATGTCAATGACTTACCATGTTGCATTCGAATTCGTTCACGGGTTGGTGTATCATCCATTTCCAAAGCGTGACCACTTTCTGTCTGAGTTACATTGTTATATGGATAAAGTGGTTGTTTTGTTGTGTTTGCTGGAGATTCTGGCTCTGTAAAACCATTGTCAACACCTAGAGGCGATGGCCCTGGCCAAGCATTTAAATCAAATGCATCTGGATTTGATTCTAGTTCTGCTGCAGGAATACCACCATTTGGTGCCCTTGCTGCAATATATGGATCATCTAAGTCAGGTGCTCCACCTTCAGCTGAATAGAAAGCTTGGTCTTCTGGAGACAAACTTTCAAACTTTGCTCTATCTACTGGATCTACATAAGGATTTTCAATTGCCATTTTATACTCACACGGTTTTAAAACTATTTTGTTCAATTGTTGTATTTACATTGTTTGCTGCAGGCATTCCTTCTATTTGTTGCAAATTTGTTCCGGCACTTGTGATTTGTGCTGGTGTTGGATTTGGATTATTTGATTCATAAGTTCTAATGGTATTATTTGCAGCATCTAATTCTTCTTGTGATACAGGAATTAAAAGACCAACAGTTAAAGAAGCCGGTATTGCTGCACCTAAAGCAAGAGTTGTTCCTGCTTCTCTGAGTGTTGCTGCTGTTTCTTCAATAACTTCTCTAGAGGCAGAAATTAACTCTGAAAATTGACCCGAACCTTCGCCATCTAATGGTCCTAGTTCTACTAAAAAATCAGTAAAAATGTTAGCAAGAAGTTTTAAAAATCTTAACAAACAATCACGAACTAATTGAGCAAGACGAGCTGGTAATCCTAAAATCCATTGTATGATTGCTCGAATTTTTGTAATATATGCCAAAACATATCTTAGAAAATCATTAACATCTCTTAAAAATTTTTGTATTTCTCTAAGGTCTCTTGCAAAAGCTTTAAGTTCATTAATGATTTCAGTTAAAATACCTGAACGATCCGACAGACCTAAAAGTCTAATTATAGACCTTATGCCTTCACGAATCTTTTGAGCAACTGCTTTTAAAAATTTCTTTAAGTAAATATTTTTTTGCATTTCCAAAACAAAATCACAAACATGCTCACGATTTTGATTCGTAATCATAATGTTTGTATTTCGTATATCACCTAAAGCAATTTGAGGAACATTTGAAGGACCTCCAACAACTGGAGCATTTCCTGCTGACACAACTTTTGGCGGTTGTACCTCTAAAACGCAACCATTTGCATCTTTTACTGTATTTGCTGGATTAGGAATAGGAAAGTTAGGATTTGGTCCTACTACTCCATAAAATTTATCATACTGTATTGACATTTATGCGCCTACCTGAAAAGGACTGTATTTAAAAGGAGCTGGTTCTTCTTCATCAGTTTCATATGGTTGATTTGTTTTTGCTGGTTTTAGACCAGGTAAAATACCCAACATGACAGGCATTTGAGCTTGTTCACCATCCATAAAAAATCCAAGAACCCAATCACCAACTCTGGGTGAAGCAAAAGTGTTTGGGGCATTAACGGGAATCACAGGTTGCGCCCAAGGCAAACTTTCGGTGGGAAGTTTTTGACAATGTTCTTCGTGCCATCCAAAAATTCTCACTTGGCATCTTCCAATACCTAATTTGTCAACACGATTTTCGACAATGCCAACCCACCATATAAAACCGTTCTTTCCTGCAAAATTAGTATTCATCATTCCGCCAAGGCCTCCTGCATATATGTAGTTTGATTTATAGCGAATGGTTTATTGGTTGAGTCTGTTGCAACTTCTATAACAGTTTCGTGTTTATCTGGACGAATAACATGATGTGTTGCTGTAATAATATACTTGCCACTTAAACTGTCATCAAAATTACTTCCGTCATCAACTTTCGTTGTTCTTGTTGGTACATTTAAGTTTACAGTATACCCAGAACTTAAACCAAAGTTACCTGGCATAGTTAAATGTATTGTTGTTTGAAGTAAATTGGTCAAGATAGGCATTCGTTGAAAGACATAAAAATGTGTCTTGTCAATAATTGTTCCTTCTTGATTACTGTTTGTCTGAATATACGGTGTCGTTCCTCTTGTTGTTGCAAATGGATACAAAGATACTTTCGAATCAAACATTTGAGCTGCATCTAATCCTTCTCTGTTTTTTGAACCAGAAAAGTTTGGATATTTGTTTAGATGATATTTGGTTCTATTGTAAGTCTTCTGATAGTCAATTCGATTTACACGAACTTGCCTTGTAATGGGGTCAATTCCAATAAACTTACCGGCATAAACACCACCCTCGATGCTTTGCAGAAAGTCAAATTGTGAAACAACTTTCATGTCACTAGCACCCAAGAAAGAAGAATCTTCAATGTTGTTAATGTTTTTTGGATTAAAGTTTATGTCAAAGATTGTTGGTTCTTTAATGAGAGAGGACAAAGAAACGAAACAGTAACCTTTTTTGTTTTCAAAGAACAAAAAGTTAGGTAAGTTTTCTTCGTTTAATGCTTTTTTAACAATCCAATTTAAGGCATCAAAAGGACTCAGATTTGGTATTACATGCGTATGTAAGCCTTGCGTTGCATCAATAAATGCAATTTTGTCGCCAGTAACTTTTAAGTAATTTACTAAAATAATTATTGCCATTCCTGTGTAAGTTTGACCAGTAAATGATTGGCGAATCTTCTGTTGCATTGAGTATATCATTTCTTCTGATATAAAATGCAACAAGTAAATTTCAGAGTTTTGACTTACATTTTTTCGATTTGATACTTTATAAATCTTAAAAGTTCTTTCAAAGAGCGTGTCACTACTCTCATCTGATTTTGAAATAGCAATTCGTATAAATTCACTGCCATCTAACAATAGACGATTTAAAATACCAACCGAATCTTGTATCAACACTTCTCCACGAATACATGGCATAAACATACTATCATAAATGTTTATTTCTTGAAAGGCATTGGAAAGATTTATGTTACCAAATTTAGTAACAATCTCTAATCTCTTTACTTTAAATTGTGTAGATTGATTAAGTTCAATTGTCATTATAAAAATACTCGTTTCAATTCTTCCTCTAAAGAAAATGCAAACTCTGGTTTAATTATTTTAATGCTTCTTTTGTTTTCATTTTCTTCAACTTCATAGTCATAGTATGTTTTTGTTTCTTTTGTTGTTGCAATCGAAATTTGTGCACCATCAGCAAGAGTTTTAGTTATGGTACTTGCAACAACATTTGCATATGTGTTTGCATCTATTTCAATTTTCTTTTCAATTGATGTGCCAGTTGAAATGGTTGTTCTTGTTTGAACTTCATAATAAGCATAAATGTTTGATTGCGCCCACTCTAAACCTGTTTGAGGACTTACTGCATTGGCAGAGTATTTTTCTGTAATGTAGGTAATGAGTGTTCTGTATTCTAATGGCCATTCCCATTGTGGGTCAATAATTTGATTAGCTGCCAAAACAATCCAATGTCTCTCTGGAGAATCATAAATTTTACTAGCAATGATTTCAGGTGTATCACTTTCTTGCACATCATACTTCAAATAAATTGTCGTATTGTCTAAGAAAGATTGTTCTAATGAAAATCTTGCCGTGATGTTTGTAACAGTATCTACACCACGAACAATGTCTTGTGTAGAATAAAAAGTTTTTGGAAAGTAATTAAAGTATCGTGCCATGTTTAACTCGTACCAAATTCACCAGCTTGGCCGGCTCTTCTAAATGCATCTAACTGTTGATTTGTATATTGCGGTTTATCAACATTACTCAATACTGGACTTCCTTTGACAAGGTACTCAGTTTCTTTAAATGACAGAGATAAACGAATTGCAACTGGCATACCTGTACCGCCAAATCCAGCTTTGTTTTGGCCAGGAACTTCATATGCAGCAAATCCGTTTGGTGCATAATCTGTTTGAATACCTGTTAAAACACAAGTAGAAATTCTTGGAATATTTGGATTTATTTGACCGTTGTAATAAAACGATATATCAAATTCAGATGGCGGATATAAAAATGCACCACCTGTATTTTTGACTAACTCTGGCGCTTGGTGAAATCTTAGGCGATTTAAAATATTATTCACTTCTACTGCTTCTCTTTGAGAGCGTGGATACAGCAAAAAATCAAACCTAAACTCTCTGAATGAAGGAGAAGCATAAATCAATTCTAGCATTGGATTACTTACAGCACCACCTGTGCCTGCTGTGAAAAGTATTTTACCTACATCACCAAAAGAAGAAGTGAGTGCTTTAAAGGCAAATGGCGATAAAGTTTTTGCCAAATTTGCTTTTACAGTTTCTATAGATCCGCCGGCTTTTAATGTTTCAGCTATTCCAGATCCAGCTGAAAGAATTTTGCCCTCCAATTGCTCACCTGGTCTCAATTCACTATAGGTTTGATTATAGTCAAAATTTAAAGTATCTGGCATATAAAGAGCAATTGTATCTGTAATTCTACGAACACTTCGAACGCCATTTTCGAAATTTTTTCTAAGTCGTTCTGGATTAAGGCCTATAGCATTAGAAAGTCCAGATAATCCTTGTTCAAACTTGTCTATGACGGCGTTTCCTAAACCTGTCAGACTTACGACAGATTTAATGATGTTGGTTGCTAAATCAGTAGTGTTTAATGCATTTTGAGGAACAGTAGAGGCACCAAATAAAGAAGAAACAACCTGTTGATTTTGTTTAATTGTTGGTAAAACGCCTTTAACTTCTTCTCCTGCAAAAGAAGTGCTTGTCTGTTCATTAATATTAATGACCATGTAATGACCTTTATCGACCGATCCTAAATCAATTGGATATCGAAAGGTGTTTAAATCATACCTTGAAACTCCTGTCAATTGAGATGTTCCTGCTCTAGTTCCAGGAACATTAAATTGTATATCTGTGAGTGAAAATAGTGCCATGGTCTTCCTTGTTGACTAGATAGTATTTATGTCATATAAGGGATGGTTTAAGCCAAAGAACCCCAAGAAATATAACGGAGATGCAAACAACATCGTCTATCGGTCTTCTTGGGAACTACGAGTAATGAAATACTTGGATGAGAATCCAAGGGTTATCTGGTGGGCATCTGAGGAAATTTACATACCTTATGTCTCACCTGTTGACAATCGTGTTCATCGTTATTTCCCAGATTTCATTGCAAAAGTCAAACAGGAAGACAAAGAAACCACTCTTGTTTTAGAAGTGAAACCATTCAAACAAACGCAACAACCTACACAAGCAAGACGCACAAAACGATTCATACAAGAAACAGTCACCTATGCCGTAAATCAGCAAAAG